TGAGCAGCTACATAAACAAAAACCTTTGGAGGTGGAATTGAATGTCAGCATTGCCCCTGGAACAACCAAGAGAAGACGTATCGCAAGAGCAGATCGAGCAGTATATCGAGCAAACCCGTGAACGTGTCCGCCAATACCTGGCGGACGCCGGAATGAGCCAAAGCGAAGCCGCCAAACTGATCGGCTTCTCAGCGCCCCGGCTCTCTCAATTCCTCTCCGGCAAGTACGCCGGGGACAACCTGGAGACGGCCAAGGCCATCAATTACGGCCTGGACAAGCACCTGCAGCAGGTGGCGGCGCCGCATGAACCGGCGTTTGCTCCCACACTGCCGGCCCAGCAGGTCACGGAAGTGTGCAACTACGCCCACCAGATGCAGACCATCGGCATGGTGCACGGCGACGCCGGCATGGGCAAGACGATGGCCCTGCAAGTCTACGTCCAGGAACACCGAGACGCAGCTCTGCTTTGCGCCAACCCCACCATGCGCAGCACCAAGGCAGTGCTGGAAGAGCTATGTGACGTTCTTGGCGTGAAAGAAGGCGGCACCGAGCGGCGTATGGCCAAGGCCATCACCCGGGCATTGAAGGGATCCGGCCGCCTGGTGATCTTCGACGAGGCGCAGCACCTCTCTCAGAAAGCGCTTGACACCCTGCGCTTTATCCATGACGAAGCGAAATGCGGCTTCGTCTTCTGCGGCAATAACGAGTTGTACCTGCAACTGCGTGGTCGCAGCCAGTCCGAATTCGCTCAGTTCTACTCTCGCATCGGCATCCGCCGTCACCTGGACCCCCGGTTCTCCAAAGAGGACATAGACCTGGTATTTCAGGGGCAGCCAGTCACTAAGGAGGCTGTTCAGGCGCTTTTCAACATCGCCAATGACGGCAAAGGGCTGCGAGGGTATGTGAAAGCCTTCCTCCTGGCAGCGAACCTCGCACGTGCCGGAGGCGGAATGATCAACGAGGCTTGGGTAAAAGAGGCGTACCGATTCTTAGGACAGTGAAAGGACGGTGGCAATGATGTACTTCTTCATGGGTTTGTGGATAGGTGGATGCTTGGGGTTCTCGCTGGCGGCCATATTGGCTGTGGCCAAGTTCACCGACGACATGAAGGGCGTACAGCGGATCCTGGACGGGACCGAGCATGTAGACCCGGGCTAGACCCGGGCCTGCGATTGCCTCACCCTCTAGTTCAGCGCCGGAGCCGCCGGTTCCGACGTTGACCCAGGAGGTGATGCTGGGATGTCTAGCCGGGACGATCGAGTATTGCGAGTGTTGACAAGGGCCGCCAGGCCGATGCACGTGGATGAACTGGCGCGATATATCGGCAAGAGGCATGGAATGGATGCACGCCGAGATATGGCGCTCACGTCATGCCGGCGATTGGTCGAAGACGGTCTGGCGCACGAGACAGCATCCGGGAAATTCGCAGTGGTCGGCAGATGAGCTGGAGGTGTGGATGATGATCAAGACTGTTGAGATAATGGCGTATCCGGCAGCCAACCATCTATCAGGGCTTTCAAAAAAAGAGATTGAAGATCAGTGGGCACGTAAATTTCACGGTCTGGTGGTTGGAACGCCTGCACTAGCCGACACCAGCGTTCCGCAAACAAGCACTGCACCGGGTAGGGTGAAGTGAACAACTCCAGGCGTGCATGGTACCACTCTGCTGCCGTGATTACGCGCCGAGCGCAATCATCTACCTGTGATTGGATAACACTGCAATTCGGTGTTGTAAGCAAATTAACCTGCAATACCGGAGGGGATCACCCTCCAGGTCAGCCCCGGAACTATGACGTCCGAGGTTGACCCGGGAGGTGATAACAGTGAAGTGGGACGACAAAAGGTACGCCCGGCGCTCCATCGTGATTGCCGGCGGCCGCCGGCGCAGATGGTGGGAATTCTGGTTGCCACGCTTCATTCGAACATGATCGACCAGGTGCGGGTAACCTGCCACGCCATCGAACGCTGGCTAGAGAGAGTCGAACCAGACATCGACCCGGAGGAGGTGGAGAAACGCATAGCGACAGCCTGGCAGACAGCCGAAGAGCTATGTCAGGCGGAGGGCAACACCAAAGCGTACCTGACCGAGGAGAACGTGGTGCTGATCGTAGCGCCGGATGGGGCTATCGTCACCGTGTTCAAACCGGAGTACGGCTTCGGGCCGGAGATCGACGAGCGCATCTGCGCCGAGCTGCGCCAGCAACTGAAAGAGGCCAGAGCGAACCTGGAACAGATTCGCAAGGAGATCGGCCCGAGAGTGCAGTCGCTGGAAGCGACCGCCGTAGCAGTGCAGGCGGAGATAGAGGCGCTGCAAGCCCGGGAGAAACGGATACGCTCTGCCCGGAACGCTTTGCTGGAGATGGAGCAGGAACTGGAGCAGAAAGAGCGTTCCATCGCTGTCCGCCTGTACCAGAGCATTAACTACCGGCTGGAGTTACTGGCCAAGAAGGGCAACCGAGCAAGCTGAAAGGAGCGACGACACCATGCAGCAGTACAGCAAAAAGATGAACAAGGCCGGATCCGTCACCCTTCCCGCCGCTATGCGCCGGGAACTGGGAATCGGCCATGGTGAGCGGTTCAAGATCGCCGCTGCGTCCGACGGCGCCATTATTCTGCAACGGGTTCAGGGCGAGTGCATCTTCTGCAAGTCGAGCGAAAACCTGATCACCCACGCCGGGCGCTTTGTCTGCAAGAACTGCGTAAGGGCTATGCAGGGCGGTGAAAGCGCATGACAACGCAACTTGCCAACCTGGTTGACGAAGGCATAGCGCTGGAGCGGGAGATCAAAGCGGCCAAGAAGCGCTTGGATCAGATCAAGGCCGAGTTGACCACCGCCGCCTATGCCGACATGGACAACAAGAGTTTGAAATACAAGCAGATATTCGGCAGCGCCGGCCACTTCAACGCCACGTACAAAGAGAAGTTCGAGATCGACGACTATGCGGCGCTGGTAGCCACGCTGGGCGAGGTAGCCCGGGCGAAGATTGCTCGCAAGGAAGAGATCAAGTACGACACCGACACCCGGTTTAAGGCGGCTCTGATCGCCGTATTCAAAGGCGAATACAGCAGCGAAGTCTCCGTCGACGAAGTGCTGCAGAGACTTGGGCTGGACGCCAACACCATCAAAGCAGTCAAGAAGAAGCTCAAGGGCGACTATGTGCAGGACAAGAGGACGCTCGAATCTGTTGGCGTGACGGGCGACTGTGAAGAAGAACTGTACGCCATCCGCATGTACATGAACTACCAACTGGTGGAGCGGTTCTTCGGGCGGCTCAGCGATGAGCAGATCGAGACCTTGCGAAGGGCCATCTTCGTAGAAGACGGCATTAGCGTAGGTTTTGAATACGATTCAACTGTCAATTAGCAACTGATTCGACGCCCGTAATGAGGGAGGTGGCACAGGGCGATGGAGACACAGAGCAGCATGATGACGCCTACAGAAACCCTGGTGGCCGCCCTGGTCATAGAGCGGCGGGGACGCAACCAGGCGGTCGGAGTGGCCGAGCTGGCCGGGCGTACCGGGCTGGACGACCGTACAGTGCGGGAGATCGTGAAGCATCTGGTGGAAGAGTACGGCTTGCCTATCGGTAGCAGCCCGGGCGACCCCGCCGGCTACTACCTGATCCAAGAGAACAGCGAGCGCATGCAGGTGCGCAACTCCCTCCTGCGCCGGGCTGTCTCTATTCTGCGGCGAGCCAAAGCATATGAGAAGGCCGGTTGGGTGAACAGCCTGATCGGCCAGTTGGAGCTGCAGATAGCAGCCAACCAAGAGGAGGCGGCAAGCTGATGAACACCTGCTTGGTCATGCTGGAGTGCTATGGGTGCCGCCGCATCATGGAAGACGTCACGCCGGCCGGCTTGGGAAGCCCCAGGATCTACTGGTGCCGGAGCTGCGGCCAACAGGTAAGCGCTTATGTCGGGATCAATGAGCACGGCGAAGCCAGCGCACAGCTTGTAAATCACATTCCGGTGGTGGACATGAGCCATGCCTAACATCAGCACCCGCCAGAAAAGCCTGCTTCATGTGGCCAAAGCGAAGCTGGGGTTGAGCGACGAAGACTACCGGGCCATCCTGTTCTCCGCCGCCGGCGTAGAAAGCAGCAAAGACCTGGATACAGCAGGCTTTGAGCGGGTGCTGGAACGGTTTGTGCAACTCGGGTTCGACGTGCAGCTCAATCAGCCGAAATGTCGCGCACGCAGCCGGGACGCCGCGGCTATGGTAACGCCGGCGCAGTTGGCAAAACTGGAAAGTCTTTATACGGAGCTGGGCTGGGAGAAGTACCGGCAGATCGGATTTAACCGCCGGGTATGCGGCCGGCCTTGGCCGCAGGATCGAGCCGAAGCCAACAAGGTGATCGAAGCGCTGAAGAAGATGACTGCCCGCGGATACGGGCGTGACGAACAGATCGGGAGGTGAATGGAAATGGGCCGCCAAGGCATCTTGGCTCAAGGTGTGAAACCTGGTTTTGGCGAGAGACTCCGAGAAGCACGGAAACGTTTAGGACTGACGCAGGCAGAAATGGAGAGGCATCTGGGGTCGGGACCGGGCCGTATTAGGGATCTTGAAAACGAACGTACTCGGCCAACAGAGCTTATACTAAGAGCTATTGCGGCGATCTTTGATATCGATATTGAATGGCTGCGAAATGGCGACGTTCAAACGGAGACACGAGGAGTGTCATCCACCTCGATACGTCCACCAGTCCCCAGGACCAGAATGAGAGGAAAGTTAGATGATGAGTTTCCGGATCGGTTGAGAGCTACTCGGATGCGTCGCGGTATGACTCAACTGCAATTAGCTCAGAAAGTTGGTGTTACAAAGCAACACATCAGATGCGTCGAACGCCGTAAAAATAACCCCTCTAATCCGCTCATAGTTGCGTTAGCAGCCGCTCTCGATGTCGACGAGCAATGGTTGCGCACTGGCGGAAGAACCTGTGGGAGCATTGATGAATCGGTGCAGACTGTCGCAGAACGTCTCCGCCGCTTCTTGGCGATGCACGACATGACAGTGGGACGATTCGCATACGAGATCGACCAACCGGAGGGAAATGTACGCAGGCTCTTATCCGGCGATTGCGGACCGGGATTATTGGCAGATCGGATTACCGCAAAGCTGGATGACCTCGAAGAGAAGAGGCGATAACATTGGAGAGAACAGCGCTGGAAGCCTGGATTGACGAGATTGCTATGGAAGACCTGCCGGAGAGTTACCAGCCAGTGGCGGAGGCCATCGGCATCCCGGCTGCCGTGCGCCTGGCTATTGTCTGGGGCGGAGCTCCTTTCTATATCCCGAAACTAGATAGGCTGCTGCAGACCTTGCGGGATCGTAAAATCGTGGCCGAGTTCCGGGGTAACTACAGGGAACTGAGCCAGCGCTATGATCTCAGCGAAAATCGGGTGCGGGATATCATAGCCGCAGCGCAGTGCGCACAGAACCAGCAGAAGCCATTCGAGTAGAAAAACTACAAACCACGTTAGACAGACCGCTTACGCAGACCGCTTGCATGGAAGGTGCAGGGTGGCGAATGATACGCTCCTGGTATATACAGCCAGGGGCGTTTTCGCGTCCCTTGTTGGCTAAACGGGCGCTAATCGCCGAATGCCGGGAGGTAATGCGTCAATGGAAGGCCAGTTGAGCGAGCACTTTCATGCTCGGGAGTTCCAATGCAAGTGCGCCAGCCGCGGCTACAAAGAGTGGTACTTCTGCGGCGGTGACTCGTGGCCACATCCGGAGTTGGTGGCCAAGCTCGAAGCGCTGCGCCAGCGGATCGGCAAACCGATCACTGTCACTTCCGGTTGCCGATGTGCGGCCTACAACGCAAAGGTAGGCGGCGCTCCCCGCAGCCAGCACAAGCTCGGTATAGCAGCCGACATCACTGTGCGCGGCATGACTCCGGCCGAGGTCGCCAAGGAAGCCGAAGCCGTCGGCTTCTCCGGCATCGGGCTGTACGATACCTTCACGCACGTGGATGTGCGTGGGAACCGCACCCGGTGGGACGAGCGCAAGAAGAAGTAACAGGAAAGGATGTTCGCTATGAACAGCATTTTAGCGGTCGTTTTCAGCATCGTCGTAGACCTGCTGCAGATCGAGGCCGTGCAGACGGGTCTGATCGTCCTGGTGATTGCCATCGTTGGCTTGTTAATCAAGCGCTGGAGCTGGGTGCGGCACATCGTGAACTTGGGCATCCAAGCCTATGAGTATGCCGAGTACGAGGGCGCTCTCAATGGCTGGAAGGGCTATGAGAAGTTCGCTCCGTTTATGAGCCGCTTTATCGCCGGCTACCGCGAGAAGTACGGAACTTCCCCGCCGCCGCAGGCGAAAGCGCTGGCGGTTAAGGCCATGGAGCAGAAGGTTCTCCTGGAACACCAACCGGCGGGAAACTGATTATGGGGGTTCTGCGGAGCTGGCTTGCGCCGGCTCCGCTGGATCCCCGAGATCGACCGCACATACAGACGGTGCAAGGCCGTTTAAGGAGGCGTTAAAGCCATGTTTATAAGGCATTCAAGGCAGAAAAGAATCCTCCGGGCCGTGCTGTTGACCCTAGCCTGTCTCCTGATCGGCTCGCTGATCGGAATCGGGGTGGTGGTTGTCAACGCGGCTTCGCCGTGGTCTGGGTCTCACACCATAATCATAGAGTCGGGGTCGCCTGGCGTCATCCACACTCTGGTGCTGGAGTACGCCATCTTTCCCAGTCTGGTAACCGACGCCATATACGAACGCAACCCGTCCCGGGGCGATGTAGTAGAGCTGGCGACCACTTGGTATCTGCCCTTCGACCGAGTTATCTACAGCACTGCCGGGGTGAGGCGCTACCTATACAGCGATCAAAACGTGGCCTACCTCTCCCTTACTTACCGGTTCTGATACTGCTGGGCGGCGACGGGGTTCCCTCCGTCGCCATGAGACTTGGCTACGGAGGGACAAGATCCGTGAATGTAGAGACAATCATCGTCATTATGAACTCGCTTATGCTGGCCGTTTTGGGCTGGCTTTGGCTCTCGCAAAGCGAGATCCGAGCAGGAATGAAAGATCGCCTGCGCGAGCAGGCCGACGAGATCAAAGAGGTGCGGGACGACCTGAATCACTTCAAAGCGCAGGTGCCTCACCAATACGTGATGCGAGAGGACTTCATTCGCTCCGTGTCGGTGTTGGATCACAAGATGGACCGGTTCGGCGAAGAGCTTACCACGTTGAACAAGAACGTGTCTCGTTTGTTAGGAGGGGATGGGCGTGGCGCTACGTCATGAAGCCCGGGAAGTTAGAGGGCGAATCTTGCGAATCTTGGACTTCTCGTACCCGGAAGGCGTGGCCTTGACTGTGATCGGGCTTACGCTGGGTGATATGGAGTACCAGGTCACACCCGCTGTGATCGCCGGGTATGTGGACTACCTGGAAGAGAAGGGTTATGTCGAGACCAGCGAGATCCGCCATGAAGGTGTGGGCATATCGCGGCGCATAGCCAAGCTCACCGCCAAAGGCAAGGATTTGCTGGAGCGCAACATCCCCGCCGACCCTGGTGTGTATACAGGAGTGGAGTACTAATGCCTCCCCGTCGCAAGCATTTCAAGATCGACCAGCTCCCGCCGGAACTGGTTGAGGCCATCAATCGCCGGCTTGTAGACGGCTGGACATACCGGGATCTGGCGGAATGGCTGGACAAGCAAGGGGCGCCCGTGAGCAAGTCTGCTGTCGGCCGCTACGGAAAAGACTTCCTGATTCGGTTGGAAGCACTGAAAGCGACCCGGGAAAAGGCTAAAGCGATTGTTGAGTCTGCACCCGATTCGCCGGCAATGGAATTGAACGAAGCGGCCAACCAACTGGCGGTTACGCTCATCACAGAGACGTTGATGAGCGTGGAATCACTGGATGGCGAGAAGATCAGTGACCTGCTGAAAGCTCTTGCGCAGTTAGAAAGAAGCGGCGTGGCTCGCGAGAAGCTGAAGATGGAGTTTAACCGGGGAGTAAACACAGCGGTCGCCAAGATACGCGCTGAACTGCCGAAGGCTATTCAGGCCGATCCGGATCTTGCCGCTAGAATCGACACTTTGATCCAAAGCATAGCGAAGGAGTTGCAGTAAGTGGAACTGGCTGAGCTGATCGGAAAAACCCATGACCCCGAACGGCGCGCTCGGTTGAAGCGGGCTAAGGCTGACTTCGGCTATTTCTGCACGTACTACCTGCCGGAACATCTCAGCCTTGCTCCAGCAAAGTTCCATCACGAGATATACGAGCTGCTAATGCGCGAATCTCGTGTGGCCGTCGCTGCCCCGAGAGAGCATGCCAAGAGCACGGTCGTCAACCTGGGGTTTGTGCTATACGCCATATGCTTCAAGTTGAAACATTTCATTGTGATTGTGTCAGATACGGACACTCAGGCCCGGTACTTCTTGTGGTCTATCAAGACAGAGCTGGAATCTAACCAGCGGATCTCCCAGGACTTCGGCGATTTGGTATCTGACCAGAAATGGACCGAAGGCGACTTCATCACCGGAAATAATGTGCGGGTGTTAGCTCGTGGTACCGGCGCTTCCATGCGTGGTTTACGTCACGGATCACATCGACCGGACCTGGTGATTGGAGACGACTTGGAAAACGACGAGGCTGTCGGCACGTTGCTGCAGCGCCAAAAAACAGAGAACTGGCTCAAGCGGGTGCTGTTGAACTGCGTTGGACCCGATGGTCAGGTGTTTATTATCGGCACCATATTACACTACGACTCGCTACTCTCTAAGCTACTCAAAGACGAAAAGTGGACCAGGCGTAAGTATAAGGCGATTCAGGACGACGGAACCCCTTTATGGCCGGAACGGTGGCCGGAGGAACGGTTGCGGGATAAGCGCGAAGAGATCGGCCCTCTGGCCTTCGCACAGGAGTTTCAAAACGAACCCCGAGATGAAGACACCGCTCTGTTTCGCGAAGGCTCTATCACCTATTTCGACCCAGTTGAGATCGAGGGCAAACCTCTGCAACTGGTGGCCATGGTCGACCCTTCTCTGGGCGGCAGCCGCACCGCTGACTACTCCGCTATTGTCACCGTGGGCAGAGATCCGCAATCCGGCTACTTGTATGTGATGGAAGCTGTAATCGAACGGCTGAGTCCTGAAGCCCTGATGGACGCCATTTTTCGGTGCTTCGACAAGTTCCATCACATAGCGATAGGGTTTGAGACGGTAGCCTTTCAGAAGGTGCTGAAGCTATGGTTGGACGAACGGGCGCGCAAGACAGGGAAATACCTGCCTGTTACCGAGGTGTCGCAAGGGGGCTTGAGCAAGGAAGCTCGGGTAACCCGGCTCTCTCCGCTGGTAGAGAATGGCACCTTGCGCTTTTCGCGTAAGGTACAGCGCTTGATCGAACAGCTTATCCAGTTCCCGAAGGGCGATCACGATGATGGCCCCGACGCACTGGAGGGGGCGGTTGATCTTTTCCGCTCCGTGGTGGCCGGAGAGACAAGGTATGAAACGGTGCAGCGCAGACGCTTCACCAAAGGGGGCGCCTGGTAATGTCTCAGCTATTTGATCAATACGGACGGCCTATCGAATTGCAGCGCCGACCTACACTAGACGTGATGGCCACCGCCAGTGTGCGCGATAAATGGTCTACCTACCCTTCTGCCGGGTTGACGCCAACCAAACTGGCCCGGATTCTGCGTGAAGCCGACGCCGGCGAGACGATGCGCCAGGTGGAGTTATACGAAGAGATGGAGGAGAAGGACGCCCATCTCACGTCGGTGTTGAGCACGCGCAAGAATGCCGTGCTGGGCCTGGATTGGGAGATCATGCCCTTCTCTGATGATGCGGCCGACGTCAAGGTAGCGCAGTTTGTCGACGACGTCCTCAACAACCTGCACAACCTGGAAGACAACATGCTTGATTTGCTAGACGCCATCGGCAAAGGCTTCGGCGTCTTGGAGATCATCTGGACGGTGGATGGCAAGCGAGCCTACCCGGCCCAGCTCAACTGGGTGCACCAGAAGCGCTTTCGTTTCGGCGACCTGCACGAGCTGCGGCTGCTGACCGAAGACAATCAGTCTACCGGCATAGAGTTGCCGCAACACAAGTTTATCGTCCATCGCTACAAGGCGCGCAGCGGGTACACCAACCGGGCCGGGTTATTGCGCGTGTGCGCCTGGCTCTACCTGTTCAAGAACTTCGGCCTGAAGGACTGGGTGCGCTATGCCGAGGTATTCGGCATGCCGCTGCGGCTGGGCAAGTACGAACAGGGCGCCAGCAAGGAAGACAAAGAAGCGCTGTACAAGGCGCTGGTCGACTTGGGATCGGATGCCGCCGGCATTATCTCCAAGGCAACCGAGATTGTATTCGTTGAACAAAAGGCCGGGAACGCTGGCGAGAACATCTTCCACTCGCTGGCGGAGTACATCGACCGACAAGTGAGCAAGGCTGTGCTGGGCCAGACGCTCACCTCTGATGTAGGTTCTACCGGCAGCTACGCTGCTTCGCAGACCCACAACCAAGTGCGGCAAGACCTGATCGAGGCAGACTGCAAAGCGCTGGCCGAGACGCTACGTACCCAGCTTGTCCTGCCCCTTGTGCTGTTCAACTTCGGGCCTGATGCCATCGACCGGTTGCCGTGGATCAAGTACCACTACGAGCCGCCGGAAGACCTGAAGACGACCGCTGAAGTGTACGCCACATTGGTGGAGCGCGTTGGTTTGCCTGTGGCTGCCGAGCACGTTTATGACAAGTTCGGCATCCCTGAACCGACCGAAGGGCAGACCATCCTGGTCGCCCCGAGCCGCCAGATGCCGCAGGGCTTCCCGCCGGCGCCGCAGGCTGCCATGAAGTCCAGGCTGATAGCCGCCAAGGAAGGAACGCCGAGTCTGGTGTCGGCGCAGCGAGCGCTGGACAGTCTTGCCGACGGAGCCACCCGACAGGGTGCAGCAACCCTTGCCGCCACCTTCGCCCCGTTGAAGCGCATCATCATGGAAGCGACGGATCTGGAAGGCTTGCGCGACCGGCTGTTGGCGGAGTACAGCCACCTGAACACTTCGGACCTGGAAGACCTTATCGCCCGGGCTATGTTCGTAGCCGACCTGTTAGGCAGGTGGTCTGTCGATGCCTGAGATGCCTCTTGCCCTACCCTGGCCTGTGCCGCCGCGACCGGAGGAAGCGATAGAGTTCTTCCGGGGTAAGGTGGCCATGACGGACGAACAGTTCGCCGCCCTGGCGGCCGAAGTGCGCACGATGGCATTCACTGTCGCCGGCATAGCTAGTCTGGACGCCTTGCAGTTCCTGGCTGACCTAATCACCCGGGCGCTGGAGGAAGGTCTGACGCTGCAAGAGTTTCAAGAGTCGGCCAACACCGAGTTGGAGCGCCGAGGTTTTGAAGGTTTGTCACCGCACCGAGCGGACAACGTCTTTCGGACTAACATGCAGACGGCGTTCAGTGCAGGCCGTTACAAGCAGATGACAGCGCCGGAAGTGTTGTTGAACAGGCCGTACTGGCAATACGACGCCGTGCAGGACGAGCGCACCCGGCCTACGCATGCGGCGCTGGATGGCAGGGTGTGGCGTGCGGACGACCCCTTCTGGGACACCTGGTACCCGCCAAACGGGTATCGTTGCCGCTGCGGCGTGATAAGCCTCTCCGAGGAGCAGGTGCGAAGGATGGGGTTGCAGCCGGAATCGGGCGCACCCGATTGGGTGGAACGACCGGATGGTTTACCGCAGCCGCTGCTGCCGGATCCGGGATTTGCTCATAACCCCGGCAAGGTTGCCTGGAAGCCAGACCTATCGAAGTACCCGCCCGACTTGCGAGCGGCATACGAGCAACGTTTAAAAAGTGTTTAAAACCCGTTAAATAGCGGGTTTCGACCACTTGCATGTATGCTGAGAATAAGGCTTCTTGACAGTTGGTGACGGAGACGGCGCTTTCGGATATGGAAACGAGGCCCATAGAGGCCGTTTTCCGGGGCGCAAGAGGGTTTGACTGGCAAATGTACCCGAAGCGGTTTTTAAACGCACAGAAGGCGAGTTAAACGGCTTTCAAACGCGGTAGGAAACGGGAGGCGCGATACATGGCGCGGCAGCAGAACCTGAGGAGACCTACAGACGTATTCGCCCTCGCGTTGGACGCTGCCGGCGCATTGCCAAATGAGATCCAGATCCTCCCCCGCGGTTCGGTGAAGTCGGCTAAAGGCGAGTTCCTTGTCGATGATCAGGCCGTGCGGGAGTTGTTGGCTCATGCCGGTAGCCGCAAGACCGAGATCGTGGTTGACTACGAACACCAAACGCTCAAGGATGTGGAAGCGCCGGCGGCCGCCTGGGTGAAGCGCTTGGTGGACAAGGGTGAAGCCGGAATCTGGGCCGAGGTGGAGTGGACGCCGCGAGGCGGCGAGTACGTAAGGAACCGGGAGTACCGCTACCTTTCGCCGGTTGTCGGAGTACGCCAGTCGGACATGCGGGCGGTGTTCTTGCATTCGGCGGCGCTGACGAACACGCCGGCAATCGACGGTATGGTGCCGATTGTGAACAAGTACGGCAAGGAGGATGACGACTCGATGGACGAGCTGCGCAAGAGACTGATCACACTGTTGGGACTGAAGGACGATGCGGGCGACGACGTGATCGCCCAGGCCGTGGAAGCGCTCAAGGGGCAGACGCCCACGGAAGTGGTGGCCCACAAGGACATCTTGGGTCTGTTGGAGTTGAGCGATGACGCCA